GCTTCTTTAAATTTATTAATAGTAAAATCAAATAGATTAACTAAAGGTTGAGGACCACTAGCTCTACCACCAAAGGTATTTAACCTAGCACCTGCAGGTCTTACTTTGTTTATATCTATCTTAGGTATTCTGCATGTATATAAGTAAGATATTAAATCTCTAAATGCTCTAGCCCATCCTTCTTTAGAATCAGCTACAGATATTACATCTTCTGTTTGTTCAAACTCTCTATCAGGTATAGTAGGTAATTGATTAACACCTTCTCTCTCAACAGAGAAACCTACACCTGTACCATTCATAAGTATATAAAGTATCTCATCAAAAGAACGAGGACTATCTATAGGAGTATAAGAACAATTATATCCTGATATGTTTTCTCTTTCTAATGCAGGACCTGCTGTCATCAATGCTCTCATAGAAGGCATAACTTGTAATGATATAATACTATCTTCTATTCTTCTCCATACTTCTGAAGGTAAGACAACACCTAGATTTTTATCTAAATGTCCTTGAAAGAAGTTACTAAATCTAGATACTGTTTCAATCCAACTCTCTCTTCTGTTATCTTCTTGTAACCAACGTGCATATCTAGACGCATGTATAAACGTCTGATACTCTGTAGGTAAATAGTTATTCCCTGCCATAATCTTTCTCCAATATTAGTTCACAATAATGTATTACTTTCTCAATGTCTCTTGCACCTTCACCTTTTCTTCTGTGTCTTGTAATATACTTTACTACATTACCTTCAAGAAAAGTAAGGTTATTTTCTACAATATAATCAACAGGTTGTATCTTACATGTTTTATAATGGTCACCCCCTACCTGTCTATCTGTAGCTATAATAGCTTCTTTCTTTATATTTGTTTTCTTAAAATCTTTTTTATCTTTAACTGTTTCTGCTATAGCATCATCCATCATTCCCATATTTATTCCCCTATAATCTTGTTAAAAAGTATGCAATTAAAATAATAAACATACCTAAAATTAATCCTATTATAAAAAATGTTAATAAATCAAAGAACATATTATAACATCTTTTTTATTCTTTGTCTAACATATTTTAAATCAGGTGAGTGAATAACTTTGTATGCAAAACTTCTTGTGTATGAAGGACTCATTCCTGCATGGTCACATATCTGTTCAAAGTTATCACATGTTACACCAACACTACAAAAGAACCAAGCTATAGCTCTATCTTTGTTTACTTTACTTTTATCATTAGTAGCATCTAATAATGCTTGTAATATAACAGATAAAAATAAACCACGTTCAGGAGCTTCCTGTTTCTTATGCTCTACATCTATAAATATGTCTATCTTATTTTTCATTTTCCATTATCTTATCTAACATCTCTATTGAATCTTGTGCTTCAGATGCTTTATGTGTTAGCTCAATAATATCTTCTATAATTTTAGGATGTTCTCCTACACCTACAGGATTACCTGTATGTAATTTAATATTAGCTATTGCCTTATCTCTTTCTGAAATATAATGTCCTCTTACTGCATCATAAATAAATGTCTTCATATTTTTTCCTTTATTAATTAAGTGTATTTTTTCCATGTCTATACATGGGATTATTTTTACCTTTAAAAGTTCCTTCTTTTATTACTTTTTTTACATGCTCTTTCATTCTTTCTGAATGTTTATTATAATCAAAAAGAGTATAAGCATGTTTAGTATTTTGTTGAGGAGTAACCCATTCTAAATTACTTACCAAATTATTATGTATATTTCCATCAATGTGATTTACCTGATGATTTAATATACCAAACTGTATTTGAAAATGTTTAGGTATAGTATGCCACCAATCATATTTATCATATAAATCAAAAGGTATAAAGTTTATAGCTACTACTCTATGCTCTCTTATATTGTAATTTTTTTTACTCTTAGCTTGATTGTTTGTATAACCATCTAATGAAATACCATATTTAATATATCCTTTATTATTAGGTTTATTAACATCTTTTTCGTGACTTCTTTTTCTTATTTTATTTATCTTTAAACTTTTTAATCTACCATGATTACTAATCTCATAGCCTTTTGCTTTAAAAAGACTACCATCTTTAGTAATATATAATGGTTTAAATATTTCTTGCATCATATTTTCCTTTACCATTCTAAATTTTCTTGAACCCTAGGTTCTTTTGAAACTTGCGTAAGATATGTTGTACCTCTTTCATACTTAAATGCACGAAGCCCTTTACCATTGTTAGCATCAGACCAACACTCCCTCTTATGAGCACAAAAAACACAACCAATAGCAAGCTTACGATTACCAGAAACACCTTCAGGAATATCACTATAACATCTATCAGGAGGTGTTGTGCTTTCCAACGCACCTTTGAGATATTTAATTCTTTCTTTTGCATCTATCATCTCCAAATCATGTACTCTTGTTAAGGCAAGGTTGCCATGTTGTTTATCTATAGCTAAGAAGTATGCTTCTTTAATATCATTACCTGCAGAGTATGCAGATATTTGTGCTATGTATCCAAAAGGGTCATCATTAACTAAGTTATTATTAGCAAATTTTTTAAATGAATAACCACTAGCACTCTTACAATCTACTAACTCACCATCTATCTTACAGTCTTGATGTCCTTTAATACCTTCTACCTGTACTTGTTTCTGTTCTTCAGTAACAGTATGACCAGATGCTCTAGACAATAGTATAAGTAAGTCTTCAAGTATATGACCATATAAAAATTTAATTCTAGTAGCAGAAGATATAGGTCTTGCTTCTGAACTAGAGTGTTTATCATACCATAACTGTCTAGTAGGTTTACCTATAGCTGATAAAGATAATCTTCTTTGCTTTCTAGGTTGTTCATTTAAAACAGTTTTAATATTATTAGTTACGTTCTTTGTAAATTCTTTTAGATGTTTATCTAATTCTTTATCATCTATAGTATTCGTAACCATAGGGTCAAACAAATTATATATATCCTCTACTAATGTGTCTATTGTTTTCATATCTAATATAGTGCCCTATATAAATGGAGTAAATATAGGACACTATCCTTTCTAGGTTAAAGATTAACTAGCAAAAGAAACTTCTGAGTCAGCTTCTTTAGATACAAAACCATCTTCAACTACACCAAATGCTTCATCAGCATCTGCATCAGTATTATAAGGTACTAAGTTGGTTACTTGTATTGCTCTTAAATCAGCAGATACACCAGACTTACCACCAAACTCCCACTCATATGTAGAGTATAGTACATTAACTTCTGAACCATTACCTATTAATGTACCAATCATAGTTCTCTTCTGAGCATCTACAACTTCAGGAGCTTTGTTTAAGTTACCATCTTTTCTTCTTACTTTTCTTTTGATAGTAACGAAGTCACCTCTGTCATCTCCTTTATTCTTCACAGAGATTCCATCAGCTTGAGCAATCTTTTTATTCTTCTCGTCAAGATTACCTACATCTACAGTCCATACACCATCTGAATCGAAAGTTGTATTTGGACTTGTTACACTTGCCCAATGGGCATTACCTTTTATTACACTCATATTATTTCCTTTTGTTATATTTAAAATAGAATTATCGCATACCTGATTAGAAAAGTCAAGAGTTTTTTTCCAAATAAATGTATTATTTAATTGTAAAACTTTTGAAGTTTCTATTCTAGATATTAAGTCTTGTTTGTTTTGGTAACTTCTACCCCAAACTTTATAGTTTGCATTACTAAAACTATTTACCCTGTCATTTAAATCTACAACTTCGTGACATAATTCTCGTAACTCTTTAGAGTCAACCAAAAGATATTTATCTTCCTGTTCAAAAACAAAGTAATCGCATTTGCCATATAGCCAACCTTGATTACCCATAGTATTCTTGAACTCCACTACAATCCACAAGTCATCAAAACCTTTTGACTTGTCTGTTCCTGTTCTTCTTGCTTTTACATCTACTGTAAATTTTATTTCCTCCTTTGTTAATATTAAATCAATATGGTCAGACATGTTCTGAGAATCAGAAGCAACCTCTACTTGATACCCTAACTTAACTGCTTCATCTATAAACATATTCTCTGTTTTAATACCACGTTTAATATAATCTTTGTGGTCATGTCTACCTTTAAACTCTTTTACTAATGTGTCTCTGCCCATGTGTTTCCCTCCTTCCATTCACTATCTAATGGACACTTCATTTTTAACTGATGCTCTGTATCTTTCATAGCATCTTTGGTAATACTACCAAATCTTTTTACATCTTTCTTTGCAACTTCATATTGATATTCATCATGTATAGATGCAACTAACTTAGCATCAACACCTGTTTGAACTATTCTTTTATTCATATTTATTAACCACAACTTACATACAACAGCACCTGCTCCTTGCAGTAATGTATTTAATGCACTATGTGGAGAACGTACATGTAATAGTCTACCATCAATACCTTTTATCTTACCTCTTTTAGCTGTTTCAGTTACACTATCCCTAACTCTTTTAAGAGCAGGCATATTAGAAAGAAACCTATCTATTAATATCTGTCCTTCTTTAGCACCTGCACCTACTATCTTACCTATTTTCGCTGCACCTGCACCATACATAAAAGCATATATAAATGTTTTGGCTTGGTCTCTATCTGTTAAACCTGCCATCTTCATATTAGCTGTATGTATATCACCATTTAAAACTTCTTCAGTAAAGTTTTTATCATCCATAAGATGTGCTAAACATCTAAGTTCTAAACCACTAGCATCAGTACCAACAATGGAGTGAGTATAGGGATTGTCAACAGTCCAACATTCCCTACACTCTTTACCATATGGAGAACGAACAGCAGGAATCTGAGCCATGTTAGGACTGTTATGTGCCATACGACCTGTCACAGTACGTAATGTCATAACTCTACCATGTACTCTACCATCCTTATCATTACACGATTCTATCCAAGATTTAATCTGTGCAATTCTTTTTTGTAATAACAAATACCTAGCAAATTTCTTTGCTTCTTCTAAGTCTATGCTATTCAAAACTTCTTCATTAACAATTACATTACCTTTGTCAGTATGACTTTTAGGTTTCCAACCTAGCTCTTGTAATCTATCAGCTATCTGTTGTCGTGAACCTATATTAAAAGGTATGTACTTTGTTTTTGTTTTTAAGTCTTTTCTTGTAGGGTCAAAGTGTGTCTTACCCCATATTTCTAAAGCACTAGCTTCATCTTTTAATGTATTGTATAAAGACATAGCTTTACGAACATCTAATGCAAATCCATTCTTTTCTTGTTGGTCAATAATAACTCTGACCTGATGTTCTAAATCAATAGAAGACCTAGAAAAACCTTTGCCTTCTTTCTTTAAATGTTCGTATAACTTATGTGTTATATCTACATCTTGCATACAATATCTTTTTAGTTCTTCTGTATATCTTCCAAAGGATTCTATATCACCTTTAGGAAAATTAAATCTATCACCCCAGGCACGTAGTCCATGACCACCATCACGCAATGGATTAAATAACTGTGATAGTATTAATGTATCTAATACCTGTGAAGGTTTAATAGATGTACCTAGTAGTCTATTTAATACAGGTGCATCAAAAGATAAACCATTGTGCATAATATATTGGTCAATATCTTTAGACCAATTCTTAAACACATGCATATTACTTGGGTCAAATACTGTAGATACATTTGTATCAATATCTTTAGCAACAATACAGTTTACTACTGTAGCATTTATCTGGTCTGTTTCTATATCAAGCACTACTTTCAAAGTCTATCTCCCTTTGTTTATCATTCTCTTTTTCTTCTTTAGGTAAATATACTAAATGAAAAGCACCACAGTTAGGACAAGTTAAATTTGTCACCATACTATAGCCTTCTTCATCTTCAGTATCATGGTCTCCTCCCCATATTATTTCTGTATCACAATGCCAACACTTCATTAGAATGGTACCTCCTCATTATTTTCTGTATTATAATCTACTTCGTAAGGATTGTCAATCTCTTTCATACGACCTGTTTCTTTATTGTAATGTAGATGTGTAGTCACACCTGTTTCACCTGTATATCTATTCTTTAATATACGAATCGTAGTAGTATTAGATTTGACTTCGTCATCATCTTGTTGATTTCTTTCTAATCCAATAACACCATCACTCAAGTGAGCAATAGATGCTGAACCTCTAAGATGTGATAAAGTAATCTCCTTACCAT